ATAACTTTTTTTAATTCGTATCCCCTATCTTCCCAGTGTTTTCTCCACTTCTTAACCTCTCTTATAGTCATTTGCTTCATAGTTTTACTACACTACCAACATGTAATAACCGCTAAATTGCACGGGTTCCTGTTGTGTCTACTATAGGAGCGTAAATCTCTATGCCATGCGCCCTACACATTTCGTACTCCACCTTTGTGATGTAAAAAACGCGATGGTCATACTCTAGTGATTGACGGCTCAATTCGTTGCAATGTACAACCTCTTGGCGGTCAAGACCTATTAGCAATGCAAAGACAATCAGAAAGGTTACCACTAGAAGTACCGACATGACCTTCAACTTTTCAATGATGTTTCTCTTCATATAGTTCTCTCTCTTTACAATTGTAACTAATTTTGACAACTTTTCCACTAAGTTATTCCCAGTGTACTTTTTTATCTGAACACCTGCATAGGTTTTTATTTAGTGATTGCTAATCGAATAGTCCAGTACAGCCATCGCCAGAATGTCATGTGCTGACGACTGACTATTGGGGAGTGTTTTTTACATCTTCCAATGAGACCGCAAATCTCCACACAATCATGACAACCTCTATAATCTGGGTCGTAAGGCATTTTTTTGACTGCCGTCATTCTTGGTAATTTCATACTTTCTTGTAATACTAATAAACTAATAAACATACCCTGAACTCCACATCACTTCGCATTTGTCCCACACCCTCCAAACTGTATTTCTTCCAGCATGTTCACATAATCCCTCAACCGCTCTGCGTTCTTTTTTGAGAGCATAATGGCTGGTGCGTCGCCGATAGTAAGCCATTCGCCAGAGAGGGTTATGTCAGTAGGATGCGCTTTTGATGACTCATTTTCGAGGTTCATACTAAGTTTTAATTTCTCTTAATTATGTTCTGATGACCTTATTGCTTTTAAGATTTCAATCGCCACTTGCGGAACTATCGCGTTCCCAAATGCTTTCAATCCTTCTTGTCTCCATTTTGCGTAGGATATTCTTGTTCCATCGGGAAGTCGCACCATCCGTTGACCATTTATTTCTTTCCCCATCTTTTGGGGGTATAGATGCGCGTATAAGAGCCAAAAACAATGCCCAATTTTCGTAATTGCCAATGCAGTTTCATATGACAACTGGGACATAATGTTTGTAAGTTTTCTGGCTTGTTGTTCGTAATATCTCCGTCTTTGTGGTGAATGCTCAATTTGTTTAATAAATTGCTTGAGCCACAAAGACTGCAAACTTTCTTTCTGTGTTTTCTTGCTCTTACTAAATAACCTCCTACGCCCACAAACTTCTTTGAATTTGCGCAAGACTTCGAACAATACTTCCTCTTCTTCCACCGAGTATAATCCTCTAATCTGCTCCCGAATCTTCGGCGACTGAATTGCTTCCCGCAGGCAAGACAAAATTTGGATTGTTCCTGTATTCTTGGGTGTGACATACCCCATCATTATATCATCTATATCTCGTGGAAGTCCAGCCAGCCAACTTCGAAACCCATCATCCACTCGGTCATTGCAGGTTGCAAACGCAACTTCTTTCCAGTCTCTTTCCCAGTCTCTTCGGCTAAAACCTTTCTTAAATCGCTTATTCCTCCAAATTGTATTTGTTCGGCAAGGTTGCCCGGAGGAACTGATTTGTGCCCTGTTTTTATTCTGTTCAACTGTCTTTTCAAAAAACTTTCTTTGCTTCTGTGTTCTATTGTTGTTACTGATGGCGTGAGCAATAATCCAGACCCTATCCCTTCTATGCGGGGCGTTGACGGATACAGCCGGAATAATAAGCGTTTGGACTTCGTAACCTTCGGCCTCCAAGTCAGAACACACTTGTTCGAATACCAATCCGCCTTCAATAGTAAGCAATCCATAAACGTTTTCAGCGATGACCCATTGCGGGTTGACGAGTTGAATAACTCTAAACATTTCTGGCCAGAGGTAACGATTGTCTTGCGTGCCGTGTCTTTTCCCAGCATGAGAGAATGGTTGACAGGGGAACCCGCCAGTGAGGATAGAACATTCCCCAATCGAGGATATTTCTTTCCGTTCGCTATCTGATAGCCCTCGCTGTTCCTCGCTTCGGGTGTGGGCAATAAACTCCCGAATGTCGCCCCAGTATTCCCCTTCTGGCCAGTGTGTTTTGAGGACTGCCTGACAAAATGGGTTGTTTTCAACGAAGATGTGTTTTGTGTTTTCTTTGCCATATACTTGATCTACTGCGTATGAGAACCCCCCAATGCCAGCGAATAAATCATAGTGGGTTATTTTCATGTGATGCCTCTGTTTGCACTCTTTGTTCTCGTAATTCTCCACATTCTGGGCAAATTACATAATGCATTTTCTTGTAGAGTGGCAATCCTCGATACTCCTCTGTTACGATTTCTGTATGACTAAATTGGAACTTATGTGTATGTTCTTTTTCCTTCGATTCCATAGGATGTTCTGCCGCACACCTCGGGCATATCAATCAAACCATCGCCTTTCTGGTAATTTCCAGAACATATATCCGGCTAAAGCACCGATGAACAAACCAAAAATGATTTCCATAAGCGTCTTCTGTGGAAACTTCATTTATGACTTCGTGAACTACCCGATTTCCGACCCACGGGTTTATTCTTCTTTGTTTTTGGATTTTTTACGACAACGCCAGCGAGTGGGAACGCCTTTGCAGGATGCTTATTTCGATACTTCTTTATAAACTCTCGTTCTGCGTAGTTCGGCTTCCCGATAGTTAGATGAATCTCAATGTTTTCTCCCTTTCGCGGTTTACGACCATATACCCTAAAGGTTTTCCGAACCCCACGCACGATCATTTTGTGGTCGACATATTTTGTCGCCTTAATTGCGCCACCCTCAATAATCGCGTCGCACACTTCATTTATATACGTATTTATTTTCATATTATATTTTTATATTTTATTGACCATTGATTGTCAATATGTATAACCATTATGATTCATTGACCATTGATTGTCAATCTACCAATTCCCTCGGGCTTTTCGTAGTTCCTCCTCGTTCGGATCGACGAACTCCGGATCTAGTTGTAGCCGGCGAACTCTGACCTTCTCTTCGTACATGCGAGTTTCTTCGATTTTATTGCGACGCTCAAGCCACATACTAAACTTCGTTTCTGCGTAGTCCTTGATGCACTTGGTATTGCAAAAGGCGTGTGCAGATCTTCGATCTGGGAGGATGTGATAAAAACTATCCTTTGCTCCTTCCGTATATTGCACCGTGAGGTCTCCCTTGATGGAGAGATATGTCTTCCTGACTAACTTTCCACCATCAACTCCCCGAAGGATTTTTCCGCACATTTCACAAGAATAAAAATGCATATCAATTCTTAATGAGATTGTAAGAAGTTTATATCTTTTGAAGTTCGTTTATATACGCCTGACTGATTTCTTTGGCGGTTTTGATGATTCGTTCCTCCATCAGTTTCACGCGGTCTACGTCGAGTTCACATGGGAGCGATTCGACACGGCCGGTAATTCGCACACTCCCGTCTTCCGCCTCGTCCGTCTCAATCCAGTCAATCCACGCTGTTTTCGGAACCATTCCGTAGTTTCGGTAAATCATCACCGCATAGAACAGGAGTTGGTCGCTCTTGTACGCCATCACCGGTGTCCATGGTCGCTTCCCTGTCTTGTAATCTCGGAACTCGAGTGTCTCCGGATTGAAGGTGTCCATCCGTCCGAACAAGCGAATCTCCGGTGTTTTAATCACCGCAGACATCTCATGTTCCATCTTTGTGTACCGGGGAACGTCGATGGGGAATTGGTCGTGTTCGATCAGTTCCGCCACGTTCGTTCCGAAGTCGGTATACCGAGAGGATATTGGCTTCTCGCCATACACATACTGCCTGATATACCGCTTCGGATCAGAGTTCCAAAGCATGAACTGCGAGGGGGAGAGGTAGGGCTTAGGAAGCGATAACATCTGTTTCTTCTGTGCCATAATCAAAGAAGATTTCTCCATTTTCCGCCATCTTATCTGCAATAATCTGTGAGAGTTCCTCCTTCTGTTTGAGCGAGAGGTTTTTCGATTCATGCAACTGCTTACGAATCTTCTCTATACGGGCGGTATCTTTCGCGTCGAACGCCGCCTCAATCATCTGCTTGGCGATTTCAAAACTATCCTTCTTTTCCGGAACCACTTTTTCCTTTCGCTTTGATGCAACCTCCGGATTGTAATTCTCAAAGTCATCTTGCTCGAACGGAACGACAAACATCTTCCAGAGTGCTTCGCGATACGCGACCGAGTAACACTTGTTTGATGCCTTGTCTCCGAAGTCGATGGCCTCTCCGTCCGCAATAGTATCGACGTACGATCCGTCTTCGGCGAAGAAACGGAAGGTGTACCTCCGGACGTAGTGTGAACCCCTAGTCCCGTTTTTTGACTCGACATCGAGAGAACGGATGTCATCAATCCTGTGAGTTGTCGGGAATACTCCGTTTTTCGCAAGAATCGGAGAGAGCATGTTCATCGCGTCCTCCACACCGCGAAACTTGAATTGAGACGCCTGACGTTTCTTCTTGACCGGTTCAATCTCTTTCAAAACTTCACCGATGCACTTGTAAATCTTCCCATGTTGCGCTGAATCCATACGCTATTTTGCCTTAGTAAATACTAATGACTCGGTTTCGGAGAGAAGTTTTGCCGTCCCCTTCTCCTCTGCTTTTGCCTTCTCGAGTTTTACCTTTGCCTCGAGGTCCTTCACGACTTCCGGGTATTCCCATTTGCGAATTGTCCGGAAGTAGAACTTTCCTTTCTCATGGTCTACTTCGAGGAGTGATTCTTTCTTCATTTTTGCAATCACTTCGATTTTGAGTACTTCAATTTTCTCCTCGATTGCCCGCTTCGCCTCCATGAGTTCGGCGTATTCGGTATAAACATCTTTCTTCGTCATACCTACTTGATAATCAAGACAGCGAGAGCAATAAGTAACGCAAGTTCCATCGTGACGATGAACACAATCTGCTTTTTGCTGATGTACATGTGATGTGAATTAAATAACTAATAAAACGTATCGGTGACGACCGATTCCCCGAGCGGAAGGTTTCCCTTCCGAGTAGACGCGCCATGAGCCGGTTAGACACAACGCGCCACATTTTCCCGGGGAATCGATCGTCATCTTTTTACAAGAAGTTTTACGATACAAATGTATCGTACTCCCGTGCGATGTTGTTGTCAACTTGTCAAAACGGATCTTCTGTTTCCGAATGTTTTTCTGCAATCTCAATGGCTTGTTGCTCAATGGCATAGTCACGACGAGCAAACCGAGCGGGGATGTACCACGCGAGCAGGTTATTCGCTTGTTCGTAGCGTGTCGGCCTGTCGAATCGAATCTCTCCGTCCTCGCTTCGAGAGTAATTCTTGACAATCACCGCTCCGGTTTCCGAGAGCGCTCCACAATCGACCATGAACTTTTCTTTGTCGAATCTATCTCCATTCCAGTACTTTTTGAGTTGCCGGTGAATGTTCGGGTAATCCTCCGGTGTGTATACCCGGAGAGAGAATCCCATCACCTCCTCTGCCTTCTGTACTTGTTCTCGGTCTTTCATAGAGTTTCGTCGTCGATGCGTATATCCTCGCACACAGCAGGCAATGTTCCTAAGACATGACCGGGACAATCCTTGCATCCGCAATCGATTGTCTGCTTCCTGACGGGCATCTGCGGATCATGCTTTCCGGTGTGCCCCCAGTCGCGCCCACACGCACAATGTTCTTTTGTCATAGTGATTCAAGTTGGTGTGTAATTCCGCCCGGGAGAGCGGCTGATACTTTCTCTGAAGAACTCACAATAACTTCTTGGAACTCCAGCATTTTTTGGTGCCCGATTTGGCGAAAGTCCTCTTCTTGGAGTTCATAGTTTGGGTTCAACCCGAGAAAGCGATGGTAGTCCGGAGTGATTGCGATGATTGACTTCCCGGCGACAACTCCGCTTGAACAAGAGAAAATGGTCCCACGAGTCATGGCATACATGGCCTTTGCCACTTCTGACTCCGGAACGCTGAAAAACTCGTTCTTCCCGTAGCCGTACTTGATGCGAAAGTATTTCATATATTTGGCGTGAACTCGCGGATAATGGTCGATCGTTCCAATTTCTTCCTCCGGATAGCGGCTTCGAGGGCAACCCATTTCTCAAGCAGTTGGAGCGGCGTGGAGATTGTCGGGACGTGCGGGAGTCCGTTTGTCTTAGGAATAATATCCCGGACTACCTTGAGTACCGTCTCGAGTCCGTGGATTCTCACGAGATCATCCGCCGCCTTTCGTTGGGTGGTATTGGCGTAGTATCGTTTTGCCGCCGGATTGAACCCCTCGAACGCCTTGATAACCTCTGCTCCTGCAGGTGAGAACTTGGGTGAATCCTTCTGCGAGGACTCGTCCTCGCTGGTATTTATATTCTTTGTATTATTACTTGTATTATTCTGTTTCCGATTTTTCGGAACCCCCCCCTCCGATTTTTCGGAACCCCCCTTCCGATTTTCCACTAGGGTTATCAATCGCGGTTTTCCGTGTTCTAATGTTACAACGATATGGCCTGCCCTTGAGAGCGACGACACCCACTCGCTCACTGTTTCCGGTTTTACCTTGTAAAGTTTGGCGAAGTAGGCGTTAGTCGCCCAGCAATACCCCTCCTTATTGCACAAAGCCGTGATCTCTCCGTAGAGGAGTTTTGCGTTTGGTGTGATTGAATCATCGTACCGAACAGACGCAGGAATCACGGAGTAGAATGATGGGCTATCCATAAAAAACAAACGAGCCAATAAATAGCCCGTTCGTTCCCAAAATGTCCCGAGTGATTCCTTCGTTCCCTCCCCCATTCGAGTTAAGGGAGGAAACGAAGGACTCGAATGTGACCCGAATGGGCTACGGATAGTATAGCATGTTCATAGACTGGTCAATACACAAGTTATGCACAGTTTATACACAGGTTTTTACCTCTGGAGCGTTTCACGTGGTATAATGTATTCGCCTACTCCACTAGGCAACCCATGTTTAGGCGAACATGTTGGAACTCTGGAAGCCCACACTTCCAACTCCACAAAAGAACCCGGCAACCCCGGGTTCTTTACTTTCTCATTAGGACTCTCGTACACCGGTCCACCGGACACCGCCCTTCGCCCACCGCCAAAGGACAAGAGCGACTCCAGTTAATGCCGGAACTCCGATAGCCAGAATCTCGTTTGCGCACGATTCGGTGAATCCGACATTTACGAGTGCCGGCACCACAAACATGACTAATGTCGCCATGTATGTCCCTGAATAGTTCTTCATGATATTTTTGTTAGTAATTGCTTATAAATGCTAATAAGGGAAAGATAGATGTTCGTGACCGTACCGAAGTCGTCCGCATGAAAGCCGTTTCGGTATGGTGTTGGGTCGAAGGAATTGTTTGCGTCATTCTTGTCTGCCTCTGTCCATGAGAGTTCATCTCCGACAAGACCGTTCCAGTATGACACACGTCGGTATTGCGCGTGCGTATGCGGACCGGTGGAAAAACCTGTGTTGTCCGCAATACCAATCACATCTCCGATTCCGAGAATGTCTCCGGTACGAACAGAGATACTTTCCATGTGAAGGTAGTCAATGATCACTCTCGCCGGGATGTTATCGAGCGGTTCTTCCCACTCGTCGTATACTGCCGTCGAGATCACGCTCACATATACGCCACCACCAGCCGGTTGATACCCAATCCGGATGACTCTACACGGAATCTCTGCTTTGATGTTCCTGTCTCCGTCGAGTCCGAAGTCTTCGCCATTGTGCCGACTGAAACCGAACTTTTCATAGATAGGGTTCTTGATACCCCACACTTGATGAATACGATACGGTTTCGTCGGATACCAGAGAGAAAGTTTCATATACGTTTTATGAGGATGTCGATTTTATCTTCGATACGCTCGAGACGTTTGCCGACACCATCAATCTGTCTTTGAAGCGCATCATCATTTTTGTCTGACTGTTCTTTGGTGATGTGTGTCGCGATGACTGTCGCAAGTTGTGTTTCAATGTTTCCGAGTCTCCACCATGCCGCCCCGATTGCTGTTGCTCCAAGAAAAACTGCGACGATATTCCCGGCAACGATTTTTGTGAACATCTCGTTTAACTGATCCTTGAAGATGTTTTTAATAATGTCGATCTGTTCTTTTGTGAAATGATCCATCTCCATACTCAATATGCACTAGGAATCCAGAAGTCGAGCGACCGGGGGATAATAATCGCGGCGAGAATCCACACAGCCCATATCACCGTGAGAATATCTCGACAGTATTGTACCACTCTATTGCGCTTCGAGTCCATACATCTTTCGAAGAACATCTGAACTTATAATTTTGTTCGCCATAAGAAAGCGCACCATCGAGTCGAACTCCGCCTGTCCCATCCGCGAACGGTAACGGTTGAGAAGAACGGCCTTCTCGTCGTTTGTTCGCATGGAGGCGATCATATCAATCTCGGTAGACGCTTCCCCGCGAATACGGAGGAGCCGGAACCGCCTGCGAAGCGAGTCCGCCTGCTCTTTCTTTTCCTTGGAATCGATTTTCCCGACTGCTTCCTCAATCATGTTCCGCTCAATCTCGGCTACTTCCGCACCGGACTTTCCAATCGCTTGCTTGAGGTAATCAAACATGATGTTCCGTTGCTTGATGGTAGTCCGCGCTTCTTCTTGGCGAAGTTTGTTGATGACTTCTCGGTCGCTCTGATACTGCCCGATGTTGGAGATTTTTATCCACCGGTTGATGACGTTCCCCACTACAGGGAGTTCGAACACCGCTTCTCCGGGACTCTTTTCCCTCGGGAACGGCTCGTTCGTGTAGAGTTTGAGGAAGATTCCTCCGCCCATCTGCTCGAACAGGAAAGCCGCAAACTTCTTCCCAGCCACGGTTCCCCCAGCCGCCATCTCCTCATCGGAGAGGATTGTGCGGCCTCGGAAGAAGTCATACGGGTTCTGCCCTGCGAGAAACTGCATGGTGTTCACCGCGCCTTCGATGACCGGAGACACGGATGGAAGTTGCCCACCGGTGTAGGAAAGTATTTGCGTAAGTGTTTTCCACGCGTCTGCATCTGCGGTTGCAAACTTCATGCCCTTCCAAAAGATTCCTCCAAGAAAGCGACCTGTTTCGTCCGATGGGATGCGGATGTACACGACCTTGCCATTCTGATCCGTCCCGAGCGGGATGACGGTGTAGTTCGTGAGGTCGTATTCCGAAACCTTATCAAACAGTTTTTTGAGTTCTTCCCCGAGGAGTCCGGCGAGTGCCATCATCATCAGAATCTTCGGAGCAATGTTCACCTGTGCAGTCTTGTACCAATACCCGGCGCGAGTAGTCGGGTCTGTCGCTACTTCCATATCTGCTCGGATGCCTTGGAGAATAGCGTTCGAAAACAGGAAGATTTCGTTCATGACCGGCTTGTTCCTGCCACCTGCCAAGAAGTCCGGGGAGCCAATCTTCCGGCGAACGTACGACCGCATCTCTTCCGGCTTCATTGTGCCTTCAAGCGCGTACACTCCGGCGACCTTCGGGAGCGTTTCAATGAAGTTCCCGAGGTTCTCAATCATCGTGAGGACTTTATCCAGCCCACCGAACACGGCGGTATTTGAGAATCGTCCGAAGCGTCCTGCGGTCTTTGGGAGAACGTGATACGTCTTGAGGATGTGCTCGAGTTGCGTGTCCTCCTCCTCGCGTCCCATGAGCGCGTCGTTCATGGTAATCCCAAGGATGCGCTCCTTCTCGAGTTTGATGAGTTCGCGCATCGACGCAAGATCCTTCTCCGAACCGCTCGAGCCGAATGTCCGAACCTTTGCCACACGCGCGGCTTTTACGTAATTCTGCACCGCCCTGATGAGTGTCATTCCGGGGATGTTCTTCCAATACCGCATGAAGTCGCGGACGAGGTTGAACGACTGGAAGCCGAGGTTGAAGGTGATGAACACCGGACGATACCACACGGAGTTGATTGCCCGGAGCGCGGAAGTCGCCAGCCCGAGTTGCTGTGCGGACGACCGCTCGAACGCCTGCGCGATGTATTTGTCCACATAATATCCACTGACCTTCCCGCCATCCATGATGGTAATGAGTTGGAGGAATCTGTCCTGCGGATCCACCGGCTCGTTGTACCGTCCGTTCCATATCGTCTTTGCCGGGAGGACATCACCAGTCCTTTCAAGGAGTTTGATGGTCGCCCTCTTCGCTTTGTTGCGCTCGATTGCCCGGATGACCTCGACGACCTTCACGAGTCCGGTGATTGCCGGATTCTCGATCGGTCCGAGTGTTCCAATCTGATGTTTCACGGCAAACGACATGCGATCTCCGGAGTACCTCGCCCCACGGAATGGGACGTAGTAGGCGTTTTTCTGCATGAGTTCCGCGAGTTCGTCGGAGTAGAGGCCTTCCTTGTGGCCTTGGAGCATGATTTCCTTGATTGCCGCACGATACTGCGCCGCGAGCGACCGGAGCAGGTTGAACTTCTGGTCGCCGAGTTTCGTTCGCATGGACTCCGAGAAGTCTCGTGCCTTGTCGTCCGCCTTCACCTGACCGATGTCGCCGTAGAGTTCCTTCACGAAGTCCGGTTGGAGTCCACCGGGATTCGCCACGGTTCCGCGATCACCGAACAGGATACGCTCATAGAACATCATTTCACCGAGGTCGATTTCCGTCAGTCCGTTTTCCGAAAGCGTTTTGAATATCGGTTGGAACTTGTCCTCGATTGTTCCCTTGATGAGTCCGGAGATGTAGTTGTACTCCTCGAGCAAGAGGTCTGGACGTTCGTCGGCGTTGAGTTCTACGCCCTTTTCCTTTTGTGCCTTAACCTTCTCGCGAATTGGCTCGGTCACGTCGATGTAGTCGTATTTGAACCTATCCCATAGGGACTTCCGACGCTTTTCTGCCTCGTCCTCATACAGTTGTTGCTTCACAATCGAGTTGTAATCGGCCTTCGCGAACATTTCCTGCACGCCTTCGCGACGCGCCTTGAGGATGTCTGGCATGTTTCGGAGTTGGAGTTGGAGGCCGAAGTACGCATCGCGTACCATTGGCTTCTCGTCGAGTTTCTGGAAGAACAGTTTGTATGCTTGAGGAGCATCGTTGCGAACCATCGCCGGCGCGTTGAACAATGCCGAGATAAAGTCTGCGTAGATTTCTTTTCCGGACTTGCGGTACTTGAGGAATGATTCTGAAACCGCCGTTTCGTCGAATGGTCGCCATTTCTTTGAGAGCGCATACATCTCATCGCGAATTGCCTTGTTCTTTATCCCGGGGGAATCCGGGAGAATCTCCTTCCGGAAGTCACGGAGCGATGCAAGCCGACCGAGAAGGTTGCCGCGATTGAGCGTCTTGTCCGGGAGCCAGTCGATAAGATGTCCAATCTCATGCGCGAGCGTCCGAGCGAACTGGAATCCGTCCACCTGATTCTCCGGGTCGAAAATGTCTGGGGAGAGACTGATCTCTCCGGACCCTACACCACGGAAGTTCCCACGCTCGAGTTTCGACTTTAATTTCTTGGGAACCTTCGGATAGTCACCCATGAGGTCTGTCGCAAGTCGCACAAGTTCTGGGAACTCGATTGGGTTCGTCTGCTCGTTCGTTGGGTCGTTCGGGAGTCGTTGGAACGCTACGACCGGACCGGCATCTTCCGGCTTGATTTCCGTTTCCCATGACTGGAGTCCGCGTTCATCTGTGTGAAGTTTCGCATCCTTGCGATATTTAATGAACCACGGAATCACCACCTTGTCGTAATACTGGTAGACGTAATACCGATCTCCATCACTGCCACTCTTGAGAACTTCCGGATCGAACGCATATTCGCCGCGCGCGTTCTTTTTTTCTGTTTTATCTTCCGATGGGCTTGAGACATTTATGTCCGCGATTGCGTCCTTGGAAGACGCATCGTACATATTGGGGGTAAAGAACTCTTGAAGGTTCGCGTCGTCCTCGACACCATAGAATCTCGTGCTGTATGGATCGAAGAATACTCCACCTCCGTACCTTTGTTGGAGATCGTCTTCGAGAGTCATTTCATTTAATTCGTACAATTTATCATAGACTTCATCCTTGACATCCTCGAAGGTTGCTGTTTCGTCATTTTTCTTCGCAATTTCATTGAGAATGACTTGAAGTTCTAATTTGTCTGGCTTATCGAGTTTGACTCCATTGATCGTAAGTTCTCCTTTGAGCCACTTTTTCGCCATGTTTGAACCGACAATCTTTTCAAGATATTTTCCTTCTTCTGAAGAATGTATATCTTCTATTATGTTATCGACCATAAATGACAATTCATGATCGGTATATCCAATAACCACCCGATCGGCCATTGCGATTTTGATTGTGTCTCCCTCAACCGAAACAACCATATAATCTCGGCCAAGGTATCGAACAATATCACCTTGAGAAAGCGTTGTTTCATCTGTTTCGTACGGGGTGATATATAGAGACGACTTTTTAAGCAATTCGAACTCATACTCTCCGTCAGAAACAAGATTGATTTTGTATGGTGCTCCGTTGATCAGAACAAACGCATTTTCGTTGTCGAGTTCTTCTTGCTTCTCGTCCAGCGTGAGTTCCTTATATCGTTCAAGATAATCGTCGATTTTTTCTTTTATGAGAGCATAATCCTCCGGCGCAAAGTCGTCTCGCTTGAGAAGTTGCCTTGGCTCTGATTGTTTTATATCTGGAGAGAAAAGTACCCCATCTTTGACAAAATACTGTGATGAGTTCGGAATGTGCCCCTCAATCATGGAGATCGTAAACGGCGTGGCAACGCGGAACTTTACCGGTTTGCCGGTCTCTTGCGCGATTTGCGCCGCAAGACGGATTTCCTCCTTGAGCACGCGCTCGTGGAACTTTGATCCCATCGCAACGAATTGCCGCTCCTCCTTGGTCACGGTTTTCTCTATTTTCTCGAGTTTTTCTTTCTCTTCTGCGAGGTACTGGGAGATTTTGTCGCGTATTTTCTTGGTCGTCGCTTCGGATATGTCTTTGAGAAGTTCCGACGCCGCACCATTTGGGTACTCGACCTTCCGGGTAAGATATATTTTGTCTCCGATTACCCGTAGCGACATGAGAAACAGTTGCTTGATTTCTTTGGCCTTGGGTCCGCTAATGTCCTCACGTTCCAATAGGCGATTATTGTATTTTTGAATCGCATCTATAATTTTGCTCTCGAGATTCTTTTTGTCTGCCACCCACTCCGGAACAGGGAGTCCTTCCCCAATCATCTTGAACAAAAGTTCGTAATCCTTGACCGTTTGCTTCTGGATTGCCCATGGACTGATGTACGGGTAGCGTGTTTGCCACGGATCCCCTTGGACTTCGACGACGAGGTACTGCGCCTCTTCTGTCGCTCCGTCTATGATCTTTTGTATTTTTTCTTTCTGTCGTTCGTACTCGTCCAATGCAGTAGTATTTGGAATGACATTTGTGTATTTGAGGGTGTGGATAGAAAGTCTTTTCAAGTGGTCGAAGATAACACCCCGTACACTCGTTTTCATGTCTACGGTACCTTCTGAACCTTGGATCTTTATTTGACGATCTTCCGGCTTTTCTTTGAAGTAGAGAGCCGGGTCGAGAAAACTTCTTGGATCAAGCGGTCGCATCCCCTTATCCAACTGCTCCTTGTCCATCCACCACATTTTGTCTGGGTGAACTCGCCTTCCGTGGAGAAGGAACTCCCCACTATTGACTGGGATAATACGCTCCGAGAGATCTTTAAGTGCGGAAACATCTACATTGTCTAAGCCGACACTTCTGGCGACTTCGGCAAGAAATCCAGCGATGTTATCGCTTTTATACCACCATTTGTACAAGCCCCCATCTTCTTTGGTCGTCGGCTGTGCCATGTTCTCGCGCATCACGACATCGGCGAAGTCGTCCGAACGACGCTTAAGTTCTTCGAGAAACTTCTCTGCCTTGTCGACAATATCTTTTTCCTCTTGTGCCTTGATTCGATAGGGTTCAAGTTGTTCTCGCATCCACTCTTTCGCTACGGACTTCGGCGGAATGTAAATTACCCGGGTGTGACCGAATAGCCCGGTTCCCTTCACGTTCGCACCGTTCTTGATGAAATCTTCGAGCCACGCTTCGGCCGATTCCTTAGTCCCGAAAGTCCCGACAATATCGGATTCCTGATACTGTGCGGATGTTTTCCGAACGACTACCCAGATGTTTTGCGCGAGTCCTTCGTGTTCACCGACCGCATGTTCAATGGAGAAGTCTTCTCGTTTCGGAGTCGGCATGTCATTCCGATAGAGTTCCGGCCAGTGGATGTTTTTCGGGTGGTACTCATACGAGTATGGAGCATCCCACACATGGGATTCTGCTTTCCCCTTGAGTTCATTTTCCCCTCTGTCTTCTTGTTTGATTGATGCTAACGCTCCTTCTCCGTATTCTGCCCAATGAGTTGAACGAATTACTTGAAGCGGCATGATCCGAGCATGTGCGCCGGCGAAGAACTCGTTGAGGTTCACAGTGTCTCCGGGGATAGAGTCAAGGGTATCTTTGATGATCTCCTTGTCCATCGCCGTAACTCCCTCGCGGTTGAGGTACTCCTCGATAGTCTTTTTCGATACGGTGTCTTTTTTGATTTGACTCTTGATGAACTCAAGTGTCTTGGTCGTAGTCTTGTACTTCTCTTTTATCGCTTGGAAGTAGAGTCCCTGCCAGAAGTCACGCTTGTTATTGAGGTTTCGGCGAACCTTTACGATGTCGTCGTAGAGCCGCTCCGCGCTTGATGGGGAGAGCCGAAGAAGGAATTGCCGCGCCTTTTCAAACAGTCTCCGGAAAAACGGCATCTTGGAAATCTGCTCTTGCTTTTGAAGGTACTTGAGAAAGTTGTCGGCGAGATACTCCTCTGCAAGCATCCCTTTGAGTTGCTCCGCCTTGAGCCGGCCACGATATGTATAGTTGAGTTCGCGAAGTTGCTTTTGGATGTTCTGAATACCGTCCTTCTCCTTCGACTTCTCCCGAAGAAGCGACTGCCACGCCCGATCTCGATAGCGTTTTCGGGACTTCTCATCCACAAAAGTCATGAGGAATCGGTGAACTGCCTCGTGTGATATTGTCTCAAGTGCAATTCCTTCTCCGGTGGCAACCTTAGTCGTCTGCGCTAATGTAATTCCCGCAACCGGATCTCCCATATAGTCGTACAATCTTTCGACGAACTCAATCTCGAGTTCTTTTTCCGGGAAGTATCGTTTCCAAATAGCGATTGCCTCATCCTTAGAAATGATGGTCGGGTTGTCCTTGAGAACACCGAAAGAAACTGCGCGCTTCTCGACACTGGAAAGCCTGCTGAAATAGGCGATCGGGTCTTGCGGTCCGGTTTCTTCTTGAATCCTGATGGGGTTCGAGGTATCCGCCACGACCGCCGTGATGTTATCTCCAAGCGCGTCGTATACCGCCTGTCGCTCTTTGCTCGTGTCGATACCTGTCATTGCGTCAATCTGCCCGAGAATCACATCGAGCGCGGCGCGCTGTTTCGTCGCGTTCTGTGCCGTAGGAATTGAGACTCCGGTTTCTAACGGCATCATTTTCAAGAACAGTTTTTTGACTCCGCCGCTTTTTTTCATGTCCTCCGGAATCCACTTCGGATACGAGGAATAGCGAACATACTTTCCGTCATCGGTCTGTTTGATGCCCACTTCCGCAATCTCGAGTTCGGTCGAGATATAGGAAAGTGCCTGTCCGTACACAGGAGACTCCAAGTAGAGGTTGGTGATTTTCTTGCTAATCTCTTGTACCTTCTGTTTTTGTTCTTTTTTGACAGGTTGTCTTTTCTCTTGCGTTGTACCTTCCTTTTGTTGTATAATCTTCTTGTCCCCGTAGCCCAATGGATAGAGCGTTCCGCTTCTAACGGAAAGGTTAGAGGTTCGATTCCTCTCGGGGATACCATAAGAACGAAGGATCGAGATATACTTCTCGGCCTTTTCTTTTGAGATTTTGTGCCATGCGATAATCTCCTCCTGACCGGCCTTGTTCTGCCGTGTGTACACCGCTCGGAGTTCTCCGTTCGGCATCTTTGATACCCACACGATGTTATCGTAGCGGTAATTCGTTTCGTCGTCCGATGCGCGGAACGCCTCGGTCGCGCGCTTGAGTGTCTCCGGAAGTTCTGATTCCTCAAAGCGGTCGTACTTCTTTTCCTCAAGTTTGCGGTACTGGTGACTCCTCCCAAACGCGCCTAGCACAAAGTCAGTGTTCTTGCCATTGAGCACCGTCTTCTGTTCGGTAGACTGGTCGAAGATCTCCGCAATGCGCTTTGAACCGGGAGCGTACGCCTTCCCAATGTCCTTGGGGCGTGTCTGCTTTGCGGTCGGCTTCTTTTTCTCCGGTTGACCGAGTTTTTCTACAAGGACACCTCCTTCTGAATCGACGGCGAGGACACGGAAGTTTCCTTTCACCTCTTGGACTTCATCGCCGTATCGCTCCGCCTGTTTCCTTGTCCGAGTGAGCCAAAGCGTGTTCTCGGACTTTACCTTTTCGAGATCGATCCCCGGGACAGGAACGACATCGGTGTTTCCGAGTTCGACCTGTTCATATCTAACAATATCTTGTGCGGTTTTCCCGACGGGTGGGTTGCTTTCCGGACCGCCTCGGAAGCCGGATGTGATATTTTCTGGTGAGATCACCGGTGTTTGCCCATCGGTTACAGTGTTCGTATTCACTCCACCATTGAGTTCGTTGGCAAGGCGACGGGATTCTTCTTCGATGCGAAGTTGCATCTCCTCTGCGCTTGTTGGAGCAGGGGCATTGACATCGACGAGTTCCTTTTTTGTTTTGGTTTCTCCCTTTTGCTTTTCCGGAAGTTTCCCTGTAAATCCTGTTCCGACGAGTTTTGAAAACGCTCCGGTACTAGCGCCCATAAGTCCTCCAAGGATTCCTGATTCTGGAACACCCTCGAACGGTGGACGGCCAGTATTCAAGTTAGAGATAACCTGTTGGATAGATTCCTGCGTTCCCTCCGCAAGAACTCCTTTGATAACGGAGCGAAGATAGGTCTCTGTATCATTGTCAAAATATCCCGCAAACTTGTTGAGGATTGCGTTCGTAATGACGTTTAAGATAAACGTGCGGTTTGCTTTGATGTCCGCCTCTTTTTCTGGAACTCCATTTGCCAAAAGTTGATCGTATACCGCTCCGGCTTCCGTCGCCGACTCAAGTGCTGTCATTGTGAAGTTTGCAAGAGCACCGGCCGCCGCTCCGGTTCCTCCGGATAACTGGACAAACTTTGCCGGAGCGTAGAACGAAGCCATCGATCCAAACATCCCGAGAATGTCATTCCACGAAATGTTGAGTCCGGTTCCTTCTACAAGGTTTCGCGTGAAACGTTCATCCGTTGGGCGATTGACTCTTGCGACGTCCTTGAAGAAGTTATTTATTGCCTCTCCCGCACCACCGAGTTTCGAAACATCTGCACCAGCAGTTCGCAGTATTTTCTTTCCGAGCCATTCCATGCCTTCGATACTCATACCGGTTGTCTCAAACAATGACGACGAGATTGCCCCGGCGACTTTTTTGAGGCCTTCCGAATAGATCTTGTAGTTTTCTGCGATTGTGTTTCCTTCGGACTTTGGCATTGTCACCTGCGGCACGGTAGGAACCGGAGTCGACGGACGGGACTTCTTCCACTCGGAAACGGGAATAAGCCCTGTCTGTGGGGCTACTGGAGTTTCTTGGACCGTAGGTTCCTCTTTTGGAGTGAGAAGGTTAGAAATCTTCCCTGTCCCAACCGAGGTCACCTCGGAAGGGGAGAGTGGTGGCGATCCTCTTTTCTTTTTCCATTCTGAAACAGTTTCCATTGTGTGTTAATAAATCCCGTAATCCATCGGATCTCCTCCGACCGAGAGAATATAGTCCTTCTTTTCCTCTGGGGTGAGAGCCTTGAACTCTGGTGTCGCCATTTGCTTACGGATAAACTGCTTCACTTCTTCGCTTGTCGGTGTCCTTTCTGCACCTTTCTTCACCCAATCCGCGTATGTTCCCGGCTTGCCGGCAAGGACCCATTCCTTATACGACGACGGTGTATCGGACATACTCAAAGTTTTCTTGCCCTGCCCGACTTCGACGAGTTTCTTTGTCACAGGATCCCAATAGAATACGGAGTCGCCGACGGTGATGAGTTTGTCTCCTGCCTCTATCTGTTTGTTCTTCTCTGCTTGCTTCTGCTTTTCTTTTGCGAACGTCCCGAGTCCTTCCATTGCGCGTTTCGCAAGAATCTGCTGTACGCGCTTCTCCATTTTTGCGTTGAGGTAGTTGAGTTTCGCAGTGTTCACGGTCTGGTTTTGTGTGAAGTCCGCCGTTCGCCTCTGAATCACCCGATCGATCTCTGACATGCCCATCGTGTAGAGCGCGTTAAGTCGGTCGACCTCGTTTATCTTGTTGCCGATGCGCGCCTCAAGTTGCTCAAGAATCCGCTTGCCGCGACCGACACGAGACTTCTCCGATAGCCACGGGTTCTCGTTCACTTCGGCGAGTGCTTCGAGTGTCTTCTGCCTATCGGCATTGATCTCCTTCATGAGTGTATTGATCTGCATCTTGATGTCCGCGAGTCCAGTCGTGTCGTAGAGGCGTGTGTAGAGTTCCTCTGTCGTTTCTGATGGACGTTTGAACAATGCGTTCTCTGTATCTGTCACGCCGAGTTCCTTCGCGAGGAGGTCGGATTCCTCTTTCGAGAGCGTGTTGAGAGCCATATACTCCGGCACGCTCATTCCTGCGCGGGCGGCATCTGCGGCTATCTGATTCTGTGGATTGAGTTCTTCCGGAGTCTTGGCACCGGAGAGATTCACCCCCATTGCGGCGGCTTGTGTTTGGCCTCCTGCCTTGATTGCGGAGTTCTGGCCTGTCGGAGTTTTCACCTGTGCTGTTTTCGATGCTACCGGAGCGGTTTGAGCGGTTGGGACAGATGTTTTGACAAGAGTCTTTGTCGGGAGAGGACCACCGGTAGCAGTCGTAGTCGCCGGAATGTTCGACATACCGACCATCGCCGTTCCTGCGGCTCCGGACTGCGCGATGCGGTCCCAAAGTGTCATGGTTCCGGGAGGTATGGTACCGGTAGGTACAGAACGACTCGTGGTCGTCGAAGTACCAAAAAGCCGAGAATACATATCTTGGAAATCCGGATCACCCAAGATAGGGACGTTCTGCGAGTTATACCCGTTATTCACGGTCGTCACCGGAGAACTCGTGCCAAGGTTTCTGAAAAAATCTAAAAAACTCATATACTAAATGTTCCGTTATTCGTTCGCCTTCTCTTTCCGAAGAAATCCGGAACCTCAAACATTGGCGTATAAACGTTCTGCTCTCGCGATCGACCTGCGGAAAGCGTTTTGAACAACGATTCAAGAATACCAAGTCCTGTCGCTCGCTCTGCCTGTGCCTGCGTCGGGTTCTTCTTCTTATCGCTTCCGAGTGCTTCCGCATACGCGAGAAAGATGATCGCATCGTTTCCGGAGTTTCCCTGTGCATCGACATTTGGCGAGAACGGCATGAGGTCTGCATCGGCGGATAGTTCCTGAAAGTTTCTCTTGCCATACACGTCGATCGTCTGCCCGGACGATACCGCGTTCACATTGAAGAAAATGATATTGTTCCACTCGCACCACACCTTCTCGGTAGAGTTCGGCTCATTTTCCTTGAACGCGAGATAGTCGGCGTGAGAAAGTTTTGTGTTCCACAATTTTCCGCCCACGACAAGGGTTTGAATGGACGAGGCGTTGAGATCCTGCGGGAACGCGACGTATCCGTTCGTAATATCTGTTTGCGTGAGCGTTCCGGTCTTCGCAAACTCGGCGAAGTCCCACGGCTTATAGTCCCACGCGATGCGCGCGCCGGTGTTCACGAACTCCTTGATGTCAGTGAGCGTAAACAGGCCATTGTATGCGATGTCGGCATACGAGATGTCGAGTTTTCTGCATAGTGCCTGTTGTGCTTCTTGAAAGGTCATAGGTCTATTTTACGTTGATAATACCACATTTTTTATGTCAATGCGACGTATTTCCACGCACCAGTCCCGGTGTCGACGTCAATCGTATAGACATACAGGCGAAAGTTCCCTCCGGAGGAGTAAATAACGAACTGCTCGAGAAAGTTTTGTGGCTTGTACGTCGGGACGGAATTGACGACGGGGAGGATGCTCCGAAGGCGTTGGATAAGTGCGGCGTTTTCTTCGGCTTTTGGACGGAATTGTTCCCCAAGTTTCGGATTGGGAGCGTTCACAAACTCTATATTTTTCCAATCAATTTTTTCTGGGTTCATACAATCTCTCCGCTATCGTCGTAAATAAAGAGGAACGGTCGAATCTCGAGCGGCACAGTCGCGTTCTCGACGACGAACTTGACCATAAACTTTTTTCCTCGCGGTTGGTTTTGAATGTTGAAGTAAATCTCTTTCGGGATGTTGGAGATTCCGGAATAGGTTTTTCTTTCAATAATCTTGAACCGAGAAAGGGTGAACTGCTCTCCGTTCGCCGGAGGAGATCCGAGTGAGTCGAAGGTATATGTAGCAGTGGATGTCCCGCTTCCCGTGATATTCGTGATCGTGCGGATCTTCCCGGAGTGAACGCCGGTTTTGAACTCAATCTCATGACCGACTTCTGCTGGCTTACTATATGTTTCATCAGTCTGTATGCTCGTCGCTGTTTGGCTACCGGGTAGGACTTCGTTGTTGATAAACAGATGATCGTCGACCGTCGCGATCTTCGCGGTTATGGTGAATGATACCGTTCCTCCAGTGGGAATTCGCTTCCATTCGGAAATAGCAATCGGGAGCCGAATGGCAAGAGCGGTTTTCATCGTCTCTCCTTCGCCAATCGGGTTTGTGATGTATGAGTACGTTGCGGAATTATGGACATCTTCTACGGTACCAAGAATCGAGAGATCTGTTCCGGAGGAAACAAACATGCGCGGAAATTGCCCCAAAACACCCGCTTGCTTTGCCGGGTAGAGAAGCGCATTTACTGACCCGGTGCGAAGGTCTCCACTTGTGCCGTAGAACTCGACGAGTTTGGTCTTGAGGTTCATGCGGTAGAGGCCTGCATCGCGGATATTATACAAAGAGTTACTTCCCTTGAAGGACATCCATAAATCGTTGCCGATTGTCAAGGTGTTCATCGGAGTTCCACCCTCAAGCCAGTTCACCTCCGAACCCAAGAAATCCTCGGCGAAAGGTTCGAGTTGATAGCCGTTCGTGTAGTAGATGTTGCGTGTCGTAAGGACCATCCACCCAGAACCATAGCGGGCGAGGCCGATCACGTTGTCATCAATCTGCACCCATGGAGAGATTGCACGGTCGGAGAACCCATCCCAAAGAACAAGGACTGACCTACCGGAGCGGTTAAATGCCATGAGAATCCCGGTCGCGTTTGCCTTGATGTCAAAGCACCAAAAACCTTCCGGCATCGTAAACGCAGGAGAAGAGTGCGTCGTGATCGAGTCCGAGTTTGCTGTATTGAGCGTGAGAATGTGATTCCCCTTTCCAATAAGGACAAGATCTTCGTAGAGTTCCATAGGGATGAAACTCGTTGGAGTGTACGGATAAGTGTATCCCGCCGATCCTGTGTCTTTCCAGTCATCATCCCATGCGCGATAGATGATATATGACTTCCCGGATCCTGTTGTTCCTTGATACGGCTCGGAAAGCGTGAGCGATGTGTTGCTTCCCACCGAGGAGACATAGTAGAACTTATTTTCTCCGACGATGCGAAACGCCTTCGTATTAAATGTTCCATCATTGACCCACGCAGTCCCTGTCCCGGTCACGGATGTGCTTCCGTTCGTGACTGATACAGTCCCGTTCGTGTAGTTCTGCACACCATTCGGTCCATCAAACTTGCCGATGAATTGCGCCGAAGCATAGAGAAGCCGATTCTTCTGATCGACGATTGCGCCGTTCCCGGTGAAGTTTACATAATTGGTACGATCTTTATATGTCGCCGATTCTCCATTTGGTCCACCAAAGAACTTGTAAGCGTATTCAATTACCCCGTTTGAACGATATTGGAAAAGCGTACTTTGCCCAGCATCCAAAACGAACACCATATCTTCGACGGTTTGATCTTCTCTCCTCCCGCGACCGATGAGGATATGCTGAACACTCGTGAGCGCGGGTGCTCCAGATGGCATCGTAAGTCCACCGGAAAGAATCCGACCGAACGTGAGTCCGTTGCGCGTCCGCGTTCCACCGCGAGAGTAGAAATACTCTCCGGGAACAGGATCGAGTCCGTTGCCGAATCCGAGGTATTGATTGATGAGTTCTGCTTTAATTGCCATAGGTTAGTATTTATTACTCCAAAATGAATCACTCGCGTTGTACTTATTCGTCCAGAATACTCCGTCGAGAGCGCGCGGCTCTGTCGTCCATTTGGCGGAAAGCGTGTTCACCGAGAAGTTCATATCATTGATGATTCCGGTAAGCGCAGGAATCGACCAAGAAGCGGAAACCGTTGAGACAGGGACGATGAGATTGCCGCCAATCACAACGCCATACGGGACAATAGACCACGTGGCGGTTTGCTCTGATGCGGTAACGACTCCGGAACCGGAGACTGATGGAGAGACAGTAGACCATGTTGCTGAAAGTGTGGGTGCAGTAAGCCCTCCGTCTACTGCCAAAACATGTGCGGGCGTTGAGCGGTGAAGAAGCGTGGGGATATGCCCCTTGGTGAACTTTGAGGTGTTGATCGGACGGCGAGATCGGGGAGATACCGAGCCAATGCCAATGCTTGGTGGCTCATCCCACTCAAGCGGTGTGCCGGAGTTGTAGAGCGTATTTACTTCTGCGGGAGTAAGTGCGCGTGACCAGATGGTAATTTCATCCATCATCCCGTCATAAGGAAAACTAGAACCAGTATATCCCACGCCGACAAAGAACGTTGCGTTGGAGTTGAATTGAGAAGTGTTGAGTGAGGTACCTTGACCAATGGAAGAACCATCTTTATAGAAGTCAACCGTTCCAGCAGATGCCGTATATACCCAAACAAAGTGGTACCAAGTTCCAATAGACAGCGACATATTGTTTGATGATCTGTTCGAAGTCGTTGTGCCATTGTCACCGCCAGAAGAATTATAGTACTGCAATACTTGACTTCCCGAATTATCCCCGACAAGACACCCAAAAGACCTTTGCGGAGTAAGCGCGTCCTTGCAAAAGATAAAGTATTGTGAGCCCCCCGTGGGGAGTGTGGCGAACTTCAACCACACAGAAAAAGTACAGTCGCTTGTGAGGTCAAGACCAGTTTGAGATGCGTCTGTGATAGAAAGCGATTCTACGTTTGCTTTTGCAAAAGACGCGGCATTGCCCAAAATACCTGCCCCATAGGTGACGGTATTGTTGTCCGTAAGATCGTTGTGATTATTCGACTGATCCACTCGGGTACCAGAAGTCTCCTCAAGTTTCCAGTGAGATATGAGTCCACTGCCAAAGTCTGTTTTGATGTATGGCATAGGTTATTGGGTATTAGTGGGTTCGACTTCGTGCCACGGTTGATCCAGCGTATCGACATCGCCGTACCCCTTCGAGCGGTGGTAGATCTTCCCGAGAACTTTTACCCATACATGCGCGGTGAAGCCGTGCTTATAAAACCCTTCGTGAATATGCACCTCAATTTGCGCAGGGACCGGAGAGGAAACTGTGAGTGTCTTGATGTCGTCCGGAGCGACTTCGTCCGAAGAGAGCCGGAGATTGAATGTTCCCTCAAGTCCGTTCTCGAGCGGCGTTTCCGGAGTGATGAGGAGTTGGAAAAAACGCCCGTTGCGCTTGAAGTAGGCGAGTTCCTTCGGCAAGAGAATACCTTTCCAGAAGGCCTCAAACCATTTGTCCACTTTGTTCGTAATTTCTGGAAGCGTCGCCATGCTAGATGAGTGTGATATTCGGATACTTGTCGATGATGCGCTTCGCCTCTTTCATGTTGTTATCTTGCACCGCATCCGAAAGATCGAGCCGCGCCCCAATCGGCGTGCAACCGACCATGCACTTCTCCTTTCCGCACAGTGGTGCTTTGCACTCTTGGCAAAACCCCCGCTTGATTCCAGATCCCGGAACGACCTGCCAATGCTTTCCGCAATGAGCGCAAGAAAGTGTCCGACCGACCTCCTTGCCGTCCACAACGATCACCCCATGGACGCGTTCTCGGGATACGTGGATCATAGCGTTATTCCTCCCACTCAAAGATTACAACCTGATTAAATGCCGTCGTGACTGTGATGGTCTTGAAGCCGATTCCAGCGTTGTTCGTGACCGGGACGACAATCTCATGTCCGGGAATTGCGTACCACTGGAATGTCGAACGTTGATGCCCGGCGATAGAAAGCACGTTCTCTCCGGAGGTATACGTCGGTTCAACGGTATGCGCTTGTCCAGCGACTGCCGAAGCCGCACCATCCGCCGGATCACGCCTCTGCGGAGTGACAGAAGTGGAAGTCCCCGGAGCCGTTGTGCGCTGGAGCACCGCACTGAACGCATTATCTGCCGTCGCGTCCGAGCCCACCGAGACATAACTAATTTTGAGCCGCTTGAGCGCGGATGCCGGTTGCGACACACCGAGAATGGTGGTCGATGCCGTGTTCGTATCCTGCCCGTGCGCTGAATAAAATGCCATAGTGATTGAAAGTTATGTGAGTAATAGAATCCCGTTTGCCCCCCACTGAATAGTGAAGTCACCTCCGGATACGGACTTGTCCGTTCCGAAGTCGAGATAGCATATAAGTTCGTCTGCCGAGGCCGCACCTCCTCGTGATTTGTAGAGGACTGCCCCGCGAGCCGTGAAAGTCGCGCCGGACCACGTTACGTCGTTCGCATCGAACACTCCACGGTTATTCGTATTATCTGCTGTCACGGTCTTTCCGGAGAGAGTTTGTCCTCCGGCTGTATAGCCCGTGCCGGTAATTTCGTTTGTCACGTCCGATCGCTTGGTATGCGCGTCTTGGTCCGGGACGTAGGACGCAGTGACAAGCATGACCTTCACGGTATCCGTATCGAGATCGATGGATCCGTTTGCGATGTCGCGCTTGAACGAATTGTAGATGACATCTGCCATTGTTGTTTTCGTGAACTAATAATCAAGGTGATCGCCTTGATTCTTCTCCCCACCAAGGAGCGGTGAGAAGAAGTACCAAGCGGTCACGGTTAGACCTTCCAGAAACCGTATGCCGCGTTGCGTCGGCGGATGTCCACCACCTTCGCACCGTAGCACCACAGCCCTTTGAAGTTCTGTCCAAATCCACCGATGAAGTCCTCCACGCCGGATTCCGTCATCGCCATCGCAAACGTGAGCCACGACTTGTGCATAGCGAGGACGTAGTACCCGTTCGTGTTGTCCCCCTGAACCTGCTCGTTCTGGTAGACCTTGAAGCCCGCAACGGTTCCGATCACGCCCTTGAGAACAACGTTCTCGTAAGCAGTAGCAACCGCAGGGGTCAAGGCTGACGATTGGAGCAAGAGGTTCCCGATCACTGCCGGAACGACGAGCGCACGGTCAGACATCGGAACCTTCGCCTGATCCAACTTCGTCTTGAGGGAGATGACGTTCGCATATATGGTCGAGGCGGAAACCGTAAGTGGGGTTGCCGCTTCGATCGTATAGGAAGAACCTGCACTGATGGTCCCACCGGTATATGCGGAGGGTTCATCATCTTTGTCGTCCTCAATGACGATAGAAGTCGCAGAGGTAAATGTCTTGACGCGATACCACGTCGTATGGCCGGCGGCCTTGAATCCAAGCCCGACCATAGCGGCGGTGAACGCCGTACCTGTTCCAGTGACGACACCGGTTACGGCGGCGACCGCAACCGTTCCGGTCGTATAGTCGGTACCGACACGGTTACCCGCGCCGACATCGCCATGAAACCCGAGAACGTAAGCGTCTACCGTTTCCGCAAGCACCTTGCCGGCGTTCTGAATAAGCGTCGATTCCGGATTCGAAACATACGAAGCAAACTTCGCAAAATCTTCGATCTGGAAGTAGTACGCCTTCTTCTGATTCACCACCAAGGTACCTTCGGACTCCGTAGGAATATCCACCGTCATCGCCGCCCCAGTGTAGTTCTTGAGTGCGAGCGAGCCGAAGGAAAGGATATTGAGGCGATCTGCCCCGCCACCCTTGATCTCGCCTTCGTAGTCCTGATTCGTAATGTCGTACGCGATCGATCGCTCGAAGAACGCCGTAAGCGCGTTCTTTGCGAACTTCTCGCCGACATTCGTACCAAATGTAGCCATTGTGTTACTCTCTGAATTACCGGGAGAATGTTATTCCCGGGAGAGCCCCGACGCCGACCCTATATCTGTTTGTTGCGAATACGCTCCATGTATTCTTTTTGGTTGGTCTTTCGCAGTTCCGCAAGTTCTGCGTCGTCCAACTGCTTCTTAACAGGTTGAGGGGGGATACCACCACTCGGGGTCCCGCGTTCGAGTGTTACTCGATGCGGTGGCGGCACCTCGCTTTCCGGCTGTTTTTCTGTATGTTTTTCCGGCTCCGCCGGCTTGTTCTCGAACAAGAAGGCATTGACCAAGACATCTACTGGGACACCCTTTCGGGTAGGATGGGAAGCCCATTGAATGAACTCCTTTTCCTTGCCGGAGAGTCGGGCATCACTAAACGCCCTTCTCTCCAACTCCTGTGCGGTTCGTAGTTCCTCCTCGGCTTCTTGCCAAGAAAGAAGTATCTTTGCCGTCCTTCTCTCGTTGATTGCCGTCCGACGCATTAGGTTTTTCAACGGTTCGTCGGCGTATGCGAAGTCCGGATACATCCGGATCATTTCCTCATCAGTCGGGGGATTCTCGTTCGTAATCTCCTCGAGTCGCCTTGCGTCAATCTTGAGTTTCGCATTGAGAACTTGGAACTGACGATCGCTTTCTGCCTTGCGCTTTTCGGCGATCGACGCTCGCTGTTTCCAATACTCAACCGTATCGACTTCCGGCTTGGTCCCATTTTGATCGACCGGGGTTCCTTCGGTCTGCGTCCCTTCCGGGGTTTGCATTTGATCGTTCATTGTGTTTTTTCCCGTCCCTTTCGGGGTTAGGGAGGTTGTTATACGAATAATTTACTGATTCTCGCCCTCTTTCTTCTTCGCCTGTTTATCCTTGAGGATGTCTGCAAAACGCTCACGCTGTTCGTCGTTGAGATACGACTGGCGAGCGCGAATAAAACCTATCTGCTCCTCGTTGAGCATGGACTTGTCCATCTTGAGGATTTTCTCAAGCATCTCGACTGCTTCTGGGTTCATACTTTTTTCTGTTTACGAATAATGCTCTCTACCGTTCCTTTGTACATGCCGAATCCAGCAGGACGATTCGCCATGTTCCTTTTGAGCGGCGCAAGAAACTTCTCGCGACGGTCTTTGAGAGCCATCGCTTTTTCGATCTTGCGGAGAGTTCCGTACACATACGCCTCGCGACGATCCCCATACAATCCTTTTTCATCGGATCGACGTTTGAGATCAGCCTCGATTCTTGATGTGTCAGACATATACTTCATGATACTACATTTTTTATTGCACGTTCAAGGTCTTTCTGTGCTTCTTGTGGGGATACCAAAACCCGGCGAAGAATTAAGAGGTTCTTGAGGCGCGCCTTCCGGGAGCGGTCTCGGTCTCTGCGGAGCCACCACCCAAAAAACGTCGTCGGATCGTCGTTCGCAAGTTCATCTTCAAGAGAGCGAATCATTGAATCCACGAAGTCAATGACATCCGGGACTGTAATCGACCGGTCTTTGACCGCCCTTGCCATCGCCTCAAGCGTTTGAATCTCCGAAAAGGAGAGGTTTTCTCTGGTAAGCCCGTATCGTGCAAGAAGTCCGTCAATCATATTTTAACGTTATTTTAAGGCAATAAATTGACCAAGAGTGAGCCCGTCTTTGAGTTTCTTTCCTGCTGTTCCGGACGCATAGAGCGAAAGATCCGCCGTCCACGGGTCTCCTGCCGTTCCTGCGGAGTTGAGTTTCTGACCCATCGTCCCGGAGACGTTGTAGAGTGCCGCCGATGCGCCCCACACCCCCGCCACCAGTTGCTCCACGGTCGCGTCGGACTGATTGACATAGATGGTCGCATGTATGTTGAGTTTCCCCTTGAGGTTCGCCGACACTCCACCGGTGCTACTGATGCTTGCGGCAAGGGGGATAAGGAGTGCAAGCGATCCGGGAAGGTTTCCCTGTCCGGCGAGAGTCGCCGCAAGCCCGAGCGTCGCGGACATAGACGCGGTGAGCGATCCGCTTCCTGCGATTGTCGCAATCATGCTCGAGGTGATGGACATAGCCGCCGACACCGAAGCAGTCCCGGAGAGATTCGCGGTCATTGTTTTCCCGATCGAGAAACTTGCCGTGACGTCTGCCAATCCGTTCACGTATGTCGTCGAAGACACCAACGCTCCCTTTGGACCGAGGACATACGAGTATGGAGGTTGCGTACCGGTAGGGAACGAGTCGCGCTTATTCAAGAACGCGTTTGTGTCGTCACTCAAGAAGAACCGGTTGTACATCACTTCCGGTCGGAATTGCGCGAGATGATTCGTTACACCGGAATGTTGCTTTCCGAGCGTTCGATTGATGTACGACTGATTCGTGAGAAGCATATTAGGAGTTTCGGATCGCCAATGCGACTTCCGGATACCCGAGCATTTCCGAGAGTTTCGCGTCTCGTTCTTTCTGAAACGCGCAAAACTCCGCCATAATCTTGAAGGCATCCCATTCTTCTTCTGTTGCTCGCTGTGCGAGTTCTAGTGCTTCTCGGTTCATATTAGTTCCATACAAAGGTTGCTAAGCCGGAGAACGCAGAGTTCGCCGGGGTTGCCGCTCCGGAACCGACGAGGAAGTACAGAGCCGCTCCATCATAGATGCGGGGAAGGGAAGGAAACTCGTTGATGAAGTTGCGCTCCGATGCGAGTCCAATCGTCGAGAGCGGGAAGCGGGCAATCTCCTTGATAAGCGCAACGGTGTACATGCCGGAGACGTATGATGCGTTGTTCCGGATACCTGCAATCTCCGCGATACCTGCGTCTCCCGCTTGAAGCGGGACGACATAGTTATACTTTCCCGCACCTGTCGCTCCGGTGTAGAGGATATGCGAGTTCGTTGCACCGGACTTTCCGATCGGTGCAGATGGCAAAGTCGGAGTCGCACGAGATGCCACTTGATTCGAGTTTGTATACGTAATCGTGAGCGCAGGAGTAGCCGCTCCTAGCGCGGTTGCTTGCGGATTGAAGAAGATCGCCTGAACCCCTGCGCCGTTTGTATAGCGCGGAAGAAGCCGGGTAAGTGTATGGGTTCCCGAACCAGCAGAAGTGATGTCAATGGCGGTTCCGGCGATTGCGTTTGCATACGATGTCGCCAGTTTGAACGTCGTGTCGCTGATCCTGATAAAATAATAGTTCGTCGATGGTGAGAGTCCTCCCGGAAGTGTCCCGGTCGATGATACTTGGATACGAGTTCCCGTGAGGACATTTGACGGGTAATTTGCACTGGAAGTCCATGTGCACACATCCGTTGAGGCATTTGCAGTGAACGTGTCGCCGTAACCGAGCGTGTTCGTGGTCGCCTGTTCTGTCGTCGTCGTTACGGAGGCAACGCGGTAAAAGCCGATGACATCAACGAGAGCCAACGTCGCCGGAACGGTTGTCGCCGCCGCCGTCACGGCATGAGCCGACGCGAGGTACTTATAGAACCCGGAAGTCTGCACGTCCCCACCATGCGGCATCGCCCCTGCCGAAGCAGTCACGTCCGTCACTCCCTGAAAGGCAAGCGCGGTTCCAGCATCGAAAATCGCATCCGCCGGAGGATTGCCGCCGCCACGAAAGAGCGTATGCCACTCGTTCGCGACCGCCGCCGCACTCGGGTTGAAGTTCTTTCCCCACGAAGCGTCGAACTTCTGTCCGTTCGCCATCGCCTGAATAATCTGATCGAATGAAGAAAATCCTGCCATATTAGTTCCAAATTACTTTTAGTGATCCAGTAATGGTCGTTGTCCCGATGCTTGCCAACGGAAGAACGAGATAGTTGAGAAACGCATCGTCGTAGATCCGGGGAAGCATGTTGTCGTGCATAAGAAGGTCTTTTTCGTATGGAATACCGATGGTCGCCGCCGTTGATGTTACAATCTCCCTGATCGTGAGTTGTGCGAGCGGTTTCACGAGAATGATGCTGAATAGTCCGACATCAACCCCATTCATTGTCACACTCTCTACCGCTCGGACACCGTAATCTCCATCTGCGAGCGGGATGAATGGTCCGGCACCACCGGGTACCGCCTGATTCGTATTCGTGAGTGTTCCGATGGCCACGGAAGAGTTCTGCGTAAGCACCGGTGTCACCCTACCGGTCACTCCGTCCTGATTCGTGTACTTGATGGTGAATGTCTGGCCTCCGAAACGACTACCGGTGGTCACTGCGATCATTTGTACTCCTTTTCCGTCGGTGTATCTCGGAAGCGTCACGGTGTTGTCCATGACCTGCTCGTCCGTCGTCCCGTCGTCAACGGTCGGGTAGTACAGGAGGTAGTCGCACAGGATTGCGGACATCGGACATGGATTCGTCGTCGAAGACGAGATTCCTGTGATGGTAATTGAGCGAAGATACTTCTGGCTCGGATATACGTTTTGCCCATGGAAGAATCCACCGTCTGCGCTTTGGGTAATCGCCCGCGCAGAAAGTGGAAGAGCATCGAACCAATACTTCGGTGCCGGCATACCCGGGGACATCGAGAGATCGAACCATATCCCTTGCGTTGTCGCTTGGGATGGAGTTTTGCGGTAGACATAATCCCGCACTTTTCCTGCCATTTCGGCATTGATCACATCTTTGATCCCCGAGAATACTGCCATACGCTATACTTCTTTCGCGGTTAGCGAAAAAGAGAACTCTCGACCCGTCTGCATGTCTTTCACTCGAATATCCTCCGCATACAATTCATGCTTGCCGTTTTGGAAGAACTCCAATGCCGCCAAGGAGAAAAACGTATGCTTGAGAATCGCCACAGAACCGTCGGAGAGATTGTTGTTCGCTTTCTCCTCCTTCTTGGTATCCGCCAGCCCACCCTTTCCGGTGACGGTTGCTTCCATTGTCGCGTACGTCGTCATATTAGTCCTCTGTCACCGTTAGTCCGGAAGCGGCAAAGAGCGGGGTGATACCGCTCGATACCGCGCGCGAGGCGGTCAATGCGCCGGAATACAGAATCTTTGATGCACCGGAAGCGGCCGTCGTGATAGAAACATGGGTAATTGTCTCTGACCCGGACGTACACTCGGGAAACTGAATCTGCGCGGTGTTGCTCACGGAGTTCCCGGTAACTGTCCATCCGGCTGGAGTACGTGGTACTGCAACGCGAGCGTACGAGCCATAGGCACACTCGTTTGTCGTCGCGTTCCCTGCTTCTCCCGGATCTGCGGTGTGAAGCGCGACATATAACGACCCCGTAGTAGCGGAGTTTTGAAGTCCAGCCGCATCACCAATGTCGGCAATATCGACATTGTTAAAGATGAGTTGGAGAAGGTCATTCTCGAATGTGTTGGATTTAGACATTTTTTTGAATAATTATGAATAAGGTAACGATGCTCGGTCATTCCACACGTTGTCGAAATTGTCGTTCCCGTCTGCGAGAAGAACCCGAACGAGGTTCCCGGACGAGTACACAAGTTTCTTGATACGCCACAGTGCGGATGCTTGTGAAGTCCCCGGCTCGGCCATGCCGACGTACTCGAGATCTCCTCCTGTAGTATACGCCATCGCCAAGGAAAATGTCTTCTCTGTAACCACACCCCCGGTGTTTGAACCGGAACCCTGTGAACCAATCGGAGACGAGAACATCTGCGCGGCGGAATACGGCCGTCCCTTCGAGTCCACGAGAATTGTCGGTACGGGCTTTTCATACGAGACTTCATTGAATATGGAATAGTTCTTGAGTTTTTCGAGCAAAGAAATGACCTTTTCCATCCACCCCTTGAGTCCCTTGACTTCCATCTCCTCCGGCACATTCATAACGACCTCTGGGGGTTGAACGTGGACTTGCGGCGTTGGAACATTGATAGGGGGAATATCTACGGTGACTTTCGCCTCCGGAACGTTGATGGGTGGAATGACAATCTCCGGAATAGTGATGTCCGGGACGATAATCTCCGGAACCTCCACGTTCACGATGGGTTCCGGGACATTGACGACCGGCTGGACTTTCATCGATTGCGCGAGTCGGTCGACAGCATCAACGACCGGCTTGAATGTCTCCTCCGAGTCGTTCTTTTCGGAGAGTTTTGAGAGAAGTTCTGCGTGTTTCTCCGCCTGTTCCTTGCGTGAGAGGACCAGTTCACCGCGAAGAAGTGTGAGAAGTTTCTCGATTTTATCCATTGTATTGCGTCATGCCGGCCAGCGCGGCGTTTTGCTGTTCGAGTGCAAGATCAATCGGGGACGGTTTCGGAGCGTTGGGTTGTGCAGGTTGTGCAAGACCAGTGGCCATCCCGTTGAGTTTCTGTTCTTCGAACTCCATAATCGCCTGTGTCTCCTCCGGAGTGAGGTCGAGGAGGTCGAGGAACTTCTTTTGCGCCACTTGCTTCATGTATGGATTATCCGGGAACTGCGAAAGGACTGCTTGGACTTTCTGCACCTCCTCGATATTGCGAGCGGATCGTTCCGCCGACGATACTGCCTTGCATGTATATTCTCCGGTAAAAGACTTTGGGTCCACTTTCTGCGCGTAGTATTTTCCGGACATTCCCTGCTTGTAGAGAGTCACTGCATCGAGTTTGTCCGCGTTCGCCTTCACGAGTTTGAACCAAAGGTTGCCCATCTCGATACGCGCCGGCATATAGAACTTCGCCATCGAGGTAATGCGCTCGGTCGCGTTCGCTTGGATAAGTTGAATCTCTCCGAGCGTCGTTTGCCCCTTCTCCTTCACTCCCTTCTCGGTAGCGGTCGATGCCGTCGCACGCTCGACGGTGCTGATGACAAATTGCAATTCGTCGAGGGATTCCGATAAGTCCGGAATCTCCACACGCTTTACGAGTTCGTTCGGGTTGCCGGGAACCGGGTACCATCCGAACGGTTGCGCAACGTACGTCTGCGGAATCCACTTGCCCTCCCCCTTGGTCGAATCGTAAAAGTTCATGCCGAAGTTCCGGAGCGTCCGGTTCTCGACTAGTTGGGAGAAGAATACGTTGACGACGGTGTTTGGCGTGCGAACGATGTCGGCCACTCCGTCTGGCCATATATCCGTTCGCTCCACATCATCCGCCCATGTAGTGATAGGAAGTTCGTCAATGTTTATGGCATCTTCCAGCCACCTTTCCGATAAGACCTTGTTCGCGGCTTCGGTTTTGACTTTCCACCGCAATTTTTTCTTTTCATCATCATACGTCCTGACATAATGTTCTCGAAGTTCGATAATCGTTTCCCCGATTGACGGGTTCTCGATGTCCCAAAGTCCGAGATCTTGTAATCGATCCATGCGCTCCCGATACTGGGTCGTCGGATCCTGAACACGTTGTATGTTCATTGCCTTCGCATACTCGAGGCGAATCTCATCGACCACCTTTTGGTCATACAACGGATTGTCGACGAGTTGGGAGATTGTGCGGAAGATATTGCGATGACACACGTAATTCGCCGTTCCGCGAATGTCTGTCGGGTCTGCAAAGCGATCGATGACGACATCGTACGGCTCAAGAATCTCAAACACGATTCGCCCGTTCGCCGGGTATAGTTTGATAAACGACCTGCCATAGAGCGCGACTTGCTTCTTGTCTACAATGTCCTTCTGCGAAAGGTTCTCGAGACGCGCGTTTTCTTTCCAGTATTCGTTGACCTGCATTTCCTGCTCCTTGTCGCCGTTGAGTTCCTCGAAGTAAATATCCGGGAACTCGTCCACCTTGGAGATAATCGTCTTGATTGTCTCTTTCATGAGCGGAATGTTCACCGTCTGTCTCTGGGTGATGCGATTCGTCTGCACCTTGTCCCGATAGAGAGAATAATTTTCTCTCCACTCGATATGGCGACGCCTCTGATATTCGCTTGCTCCCTCGTAATACTTCTTCGTAGTAACATCCAAGTCTGACACCAAGGCAGGTTTCGTGGATGGCGATGGCGATGGCGACGTTGATGGCGATGTTGATGGTAGTGTTTGAGAAGGTTCCATAGTCTATATCATACCATTTTTTATAAAAGTCCGTAAGTGTGAGATTCCCCCTGTTCGAGGATAAGTCGAGGATCCGGCATCACGAAGGAACCGGACTTGGACCCTTCGGCGAATGTGAGCATCAAAGCGTCCGCCACGTCCGGAGATTCCTCTCCCCTCTTGCGCATATCCTCCTTGGGTTCAATCTTAGTCCGTCCGGAGGAGTCCTTCTTGTACCGAATACGGGTGAGTTCCTCCCATCCTTCATGCGGTTCGAGCCGCCCGGTGCGTTTTAGCCAATTCGCGAGGCCGTCTTTTCCTGCGTAGAGTTCCGCCTTCATGTTGGCGTATTCCTTGGGGTTAGACGCTTTTTCGCCTTCCTTGACCGCCTTGACGGAATATCCCTGCTCACGGAGGCGGTCCGTGACCCCGCCGCCGATGCCAACGTCGTCCACATAGACGTCCTCGGGGAGTATCCGCTCTGTCTTGATAAGGTCAATCGTAGTCCCGACGACGCTCATGAGGTCGTTGTCGCGCGATTTCCGGAGAACTCTGGCGTAGTTATCCTGTCGGAGTACCCATACGTTGTAGTTTCGACCGCCGCGAGCGACGTCAATGCCCAGTCTGCGCCGTCCATACGGCTCTTGGATGCGCTCCGTGGCGATTTTGATGTCGTTCTCGGTGATGAGATAAGACCATCCCTGCTCGTCTACGGCCTCCGCCGGCGGGAACTTGCACTCGTAGAGGACCGAAAAGAAGGAGTACGGCTTGTTCTCGTCGATTGTTGCTTGCGAGATACGCCCCTCATTGAGTCCTTGGTAGCAGTCTATGGTGATGTTCTTGTATGCCGGATCGAGGTCGGACTTGAGAAAGTGATTCCGGTTGAACGGATTGCCGACCTTGGCAAGGAAGTTCTCTTTCGGATTGTCCCCGAGCATACGCATCACGAGCGCATGGTCGATGTCGTCTATGAGCGATGCTTCGTCCTCCACGACGTTTGCCGCCCCGAGGCCGATGGCTTCCTTCGCCGAGGTGATGAAGATTTCCGAGATAAGTCCATTTCCGACGTCAAACGTAATGTGCGACTTGTTCCGGTGCCGCCGGATGGACTCCGCGCTGTCTCCTTTGTCGAGCCGAAACTTCCCGGCCGTGTACTCGTTATCGAAAATGTGGCCGTTTATGTAATTCATGATGATTTTGGCCTTGTCTTTCGTAGGAGCCACGATTGCCCACTTCTCCGGATATGTTGCCGCTCTGGTGAGAACTGCGAGCGCGATGGTGAACGACTTGCCGAACCGCGTGAAACACTTGGTCTGCACACGGGGGTACTTCTTGGTGGCGATTGCCTCAAACAAAAGTTCTTGCGTCGGCGAAAGAACGACTGGGGTGCCTTCCTCGTCCTTGTATAGCCGTGTCACCATGTCTCCGATTGCGCTCATAGACTCTTCGCAAGGATAAGCAAGAGGAGTAGTAGCCAAACAACGGCGAAGTGCCAGTAGAAGTCTCGGTATAGCGGGTTCATATATCCTCGTATTGTGCTTTGACTGCTTGAATCAGCCGGCGATTGAAACGTTCCTCCGTCTGCCGCTCCCGGATGCGCCTTGCTCGATCCCTGTGGTGCTTCATTGACCGACTTTTGCGGCTCCGGTGTTCTCTGTGTGGGTAAAGTCCGTCTGCACGAACTGTCTTTGCCACTCTCGCCATAAGAAGATCACATTCTGCGAATAATGCGCCCAACCTCCCCAATTTCTGGAAACTCCACACGTACCCGATCCCCGACAATAACCTTGATGAAGTTTCTCCGCATCGCTCCGGAGAGATACCCGCGCCTTGTCTCTCCATTCTCCCTTCGAAGGAGGAATTGCGCGTTTGGGTATGCCTCAAGAACTTCTGCAATCTCACTCCTGTCCATATCATCAGTCTTTCTTTGAGAGGATTTCCTTGATTCCTTCGGTGAGTGCTTCTAACTGGGGAATATCGACCTTGTGGGTATCGTCCTTGAGGATTCCTTTGATTTTGGCGACACGATCGACCCCGGTAAGTGCCACTGCGAGGTTCTTGTTTTGCCATCCGATTTCGGAATATCGCCGTTTGATACGTTCTTCTGTGTAGAACTCATCGAGGAGGGCTTGACGATACGCAAAAATGTTGGGTTTTGATAGAAGTCTTGAACCTTCGGAACGACAAACTGCATACCCGGGAGAGTAAACCATTTTCTTTTGTTCGGGGTCGTAGACTTTCTCGAGATCTTCTTCTCGGTCAAAGGCAATCGCATAGGATACTGTGGCGTTATTCCACCCCCTGCCTTCTTCTTCCATGCCGAGGTAGTGGCGGACGAACTTGATTTCCGCCGGCTTGAGTTTTGCTTCTAGGTCTTTGAGGATTTTGATGTGCTTATCCTTCTTCATAGATACCAATTATACCATCCTTTTTTTGGCCATCGACTCGTAGGCACGAGTTTTCTTGAGGTTGATTTTGCATGCCGCACACCACTTGCTCCTCCGAGAACCGAAGTAGATCTCTCGGCACTCGGGATTTTGACACTCCCGCTCTACAATCATGTCTATCCGTGCGTCTCCGGGGATGTGGCTCATACGTTTTGCCGGTATACCGGAACACCGAAGTGATCGAGGAACACGACCGGAATCCTCGTGCGTGTAGTGTTGTCTTTGCCGAGCCCTCGGTTCTCGTGGACTTTTTGAATCTTGTTCACGACTTCCCAGTGTTCGAGTTTTGTTAGGTCAATACAGTATTTCGGGAGACTCTTTGAGAGAAGAGTCCGGTCAAACATACACGAGAAGCAGTCGCAAGTCTCGTATGCCATAGGTTCAGAGTCCAATTTCCGCCATCTCTTTCTTGATTTCCTCATATCCCTTGTGGGTCGAGAGGTCGTAGCCGGAAAGGAAGTCGTACTTGAGGCGGTTATGGTAAATAATGTTGTTGAGCCGGCCAAGTTCTCCGGTAATGCCGTTCACTTCCGCGCTTTTTGCTTGGAGTTTCTCCTTGAGTTCGGTCACCCGAGCGTCGTGTTCCTTCTCCTTTTCCTTCACGATTTTGTAACTCGTATCTGCCGGGAGATCCATGAGTGGGTCTCTTTTTTTCTCTGCCTCGAGTTCATCTTTGGCAATTCTCTCTGCATCGAGCGCCTTCCGGTACCTGTCCCGGAGCATTTTGTACTCCATCTCGTTTGCAAACAGAGCCATCTTGACCCCTTGGAGCATGTCCCAAAGAATCCACCGGCGTCCGAAGACGAGATACATCATGAATTGGAATAGGTTGTTCATGTGATGTTATTGAAAGTTTCCTTCTAATTCTTCGCCATCATAGAAGTCCTCCTCATCGACTTCGAGTTGGACCGCGTTACATGATGGGCATTTTTCACCTGATTCGTGTTCCGGGAGTCGCGGCGTGCCGTCCTCATGAAGCGCGTACCACACATGTTCACAATGTCGGCAAACGAACTGTTCTCCGAGATCTGTGCGCACTTCGTCTTGGGAGAACTTCCGCACCATACCTTGTCATTGTACCACTTTTGGATAGTTGGCAATATAGCCGAGTTGTTCCGGGGTGGGGACAACCAAACCGAGGAACTTGCATATCTTGAGGTCGAACTCAATCAGTTCCGACATGTCGAACTTCGGCATCTTTGCCCGATCTGACACCGACTTCCGTACCCGTTTCACGAACCACCCGACCCGGATTTCCTTCTCCCCGAACTTCTCCCGCATGATTGCGTCGTGGACATCTTCTGCGGATTCCCCCATGGTATCGGCAATCAAGTGAACGAGCACCCAGTGATAGGCGAGTTGCGCCCTGCTCCGGGACGGGACTTTTGTCGAGAACGTCGCAAGGACCGGCTTATCCTTCGGACAATACCGGAGCATCTGCCGGAAGTACGGTCCGGACTTCGGGACGAACGTGAGTTTCCCGTCGATTTCTCGGACAGAACCGACCACCGAGAATAGTTCTTTCTCGCTTTCGCTTCGCCAGTATGTTGACCGTTGCCTTGGCATGGTCTCTTAGCAGTATTTTTCAAGTAACCTGATAACTACTTTTGCGGCTTCGACCATCCGCTTGATTGCCCACACGACCTTCGGATCCGTATATGATTGCGTCTCGATAGGTACGTTCTGTTTCACAAGATCAAGCCAATCCTCCGAGTGCATGACTATAAGCCATTCGTCCTGCGGCATACCGTCAAAGTGGATGACCACGTACGGGGTCGTATGGCTCATCTCCGCATCTCTCCGGGACTGCTTCCATGCCTCTTGGAGGTTGATCCGCTTCACCGTTTTGACCTCAAAGTTCGCATTGAGCGAGTTGTGAACGTCCGACTTGTTCGTGTTCGCCCCGGAGGATGAGTTCTTGAACGCCTTGATGCCGTTGGATTGGAGCCAATTCGCAAAGCGATTCTCTCCCGCGTTGCCTTTCTTTTTGAAGTTCATACCAATTCTCCAGTTATCTCGTGGATGGCCTAAAAATTACTATCATGCTTGGGATCAGATGTTTCCGTCGGCACATGAAACTACTTTCTGCCAACCCTCAATCTCCAATTTTCCATCTAACGCAAGATGCTTTGCGTTTTTTCGTCCTCCTATGATTGATCTGACTTTGATATTTTCGTGAGCAATGGCAATAGCGTAGTAGATCACATCCCTAGCGTTAATGTTCCGCGCTTTGATGTCCCACGCCTTGATGTCCTTCGCATTTATGTCATCCGCCTTGATGTCCCCTACGATGATATTCTCTGCAGTGATGTCCCACGCACTAATGTCCCTTGCCTTGATTTCCCTCGCGTAAATGTTATGTGCTCTGATGTCCCTCACATTGATGTTCTTCGCGTAAATGTGGCCTGTCATGATGTCCAATGCCGTGATGTTTCCCGCATTGATGCTTGAAGACCTGATACTCCTTGCAGAGATGTCCGCCGCAAAGATTTCCCCCAATATATCAATATCCGCTTCTACGTTCAAATTGAACGCGGTAATATCTATGTCGTCTTTGACGAAGAACCTTCCGTCTTTTATTCCTTTCTCGAACTCTTTTTGCGTTTTGTAGATTTTCATGGTGTTAATTCCTTTCTTTAATGAACAATTCCCAAAACCTATGCCTAAAAACTTTTCCTTTTTCGGATAGGTAACCATGGTCGTTCAGCCACTCCATTATCTCTTCTAGGTCTCTCACCGAGATGTGTGAAAAGCAATTCACGAATGGTATGACATTCTTCTTTTCGGAATGGTCTCCTTTTGTCAGGTTAGTTTTCCTCATATTTTTCTAAAAGATGCCTTATAAAATTACTGATCCACAACGAGAGCATATATCTAATATCTTTCTTTCTTTGTAAGGCACATCACAAGACGGACAAATCCAAATTTTTTTTGTGGAATAAGGTTTTACAATTTTATTTTTTTCATCCTCAATCTCCAATTTTCCGTCCAGCACAAAATGCTTTGCGTTCTCTGCTTTCCCCCTAATTGATTTAACTTTGATATTTTTATGAGCAAATGCGACAGCATAGTAAGTTACATCCCTTGCGTAGATACTTTCGGCGTTAATGTCCTCCGCGTTTATGTCATTCGCGATGATGCAATTCGCTTTGATGTCACTAGAATAGATATTCCAAGCATGGATGTCATCTGCTATTATGTTCCCAGCGTTAATGTTATTCGCCCTGATGTCCCACGCCTTGATGTCTCTTGCCTTGATGTCTCCAGTTTCAATGTCCAATGCCCAAATATCTAGCGCCGAGATGTTCTTCGCCTTGATGTTTCCAGCCCTGATCTCGTACGCATAGATTCCCCCAGCGGTAATGTTCCTTGCCTTGATGTCTCCCCGCACCTCGATGTCCACTTTTACATCCAAATCAAACGCACTAATATCTATGCTTT